CCGCCATGATCACAAGCTGTATGTTAAGCTCATCGGCCTCCGCTTTGCCGGAGCAGAGCTGCTGCCTAGTGCACGCTTTGGCCTGCGTCTGGTCATGGCTAACGAGGCGACGGTGACTCAGCAGGAGGCGAGGGAGTTGCTTGCTCCCCACTCTGAACTGTTACTTAATTTATTTATACACATAGGAGGTGGCGCAGGTGGACAACAAAAAACTGATACATGATACTGTTGTGGCAACGCTGGCTGCCTTAAATAGCCAGCCTAAGCCGCAGGATTGCTACAAGGCGACGGAAGCACGGCTGTATGCTTACTCGACGCTGCGCGCGAACATCGAGCAGTACCAGCTTGATATCCGCGACCTGAAGGCGGAGCGCGTTACAGAAAAATCTAAAGACATTACATGTTGGGGAGGCGCAAGTTCTCGCCTGACGCCTGAGGAGAAGCAGCAGGCACGCATTATGGCCGTAGAAGTTAAGCTGGCGCGTGATCAAGCGGAAGTTGCTAAAATTGACCGAATTTTAAACAGGCTGGAAGCAAGCGAGGATGCGGTGGCGGTAGACCTTATCCGTCAGGCATATTTTGCCTGCATAGCTTTGGACGATATCGCCCTGCGCGAAGGTGTGTCGCTCTCGACCATCCAGCGCAGACGTACGCGCCTGGTGCGGCAGCTGGCGTTGATGTTATATGGAGCGGAGGCGTTGATGTAATGGCAATTCTTTCACGTGAACGTATTTTACGGACAAAAGTCACTTGCAAGACTAGCCGCATCTGCCCGCGTCAGCGGCAGTGGGCAAAGCTTAGAGTGGTACAAAAATCCACGGCTATTGGACCTAGCTTTCTTTCTAAACTTATCCGCAAGCACCGCGAAGTTGTATTACTTCGCAGTGCTCGTGGTTACTGTCAAGTTTTTGCTTATTGCATAACGGAGGTGACACAAATATTATGATTAGTTTGTATCCTGTGATTGCTGAAAAATTACATATCCCTGTTGGCAAGGAATTTAAGCTCAAGCCTAAGCGTGGCGGAGTATATCCGGCGCAGTACCGTTTTGTCGCTGATGATTTGGAGTACCGTCCGAGCCAGTGCTGCTATTGGTCAAGTATCGGTAATCAGTCCATGCAGATGCGTATTTTTCTGGCCTTGCTGCGTGGCGGTGTGGAGGTGATTAAAGATGAGTAAAAATCTAATACCGCAAATCGTCCAAATGCTTGGCGTGGAGCTGGGCGAAGAATTTAAGATTAAAGGCTATGGCGAATTGACCTGTACGATTACAGATGATAAAGGGTTAATGGCAGCAGACGATAGCTCAGAAACAGGATGGACACCTGCCAACGCATTATTTGTTGCTTTACTTAATGGCAAGGACGAAATCGTTAAGATTCCTTGGAAACCCAAAATGTACGAGGAATACTGGACGTTCGGCAAATTGGGGAAACAATGGATTGTGGGAACGCTCATATGGAAAGAACTCCCATATGAAATTCTTTTATTAGGCAAAGGCTGGGTATACCGTACTCGTGCTGAAGCGGAAACGGCATTGCCTGCTGTGGCGAAAGAAATGGGCGTGGAGTTTATAGTTTAGGAGGTGATTATTATGACTACATATAGAGAATTTACATCGTTTATTAATGATGAACTTGTTCGCGTAGGAAATTTGTTTACGGAAAAACAGCAGCAGTATTCTGCTGGCGCTGATCCGCTGTCAAACTTCCGTACTGGTGCTCTGCTGGAGCATCACGATGGCGGTTATGACATGATGTATGCGGTGGCTAAGGGCTATCTGAACAAGCATATTGCTTTTCTTTATGACCATGGTATTGCTGACAAAACGGAGGAATCCTTGCGCGACATGGTGGTCTATGGTCTGATTATGTTGTACATGGTCAAGAAGCACAAGGAATGGCTTGCACAAGTGAAGGAGTGAGCTTGATGAGCAGTAAACGTAAACTTAAGCGCCGCAATCCTGCTCCGGTGGCAGGCTTTAAATACGAGCGCATGTGCCAGGCTGTGTCCGAGCAGGCAATCTATCGCGTGCTGGCTGTTGCAATTGATATCCTCTGGAATGATTTCGGTGGTCTGCAGCGCAAGGACCAGCGGCTGAAGTTCTTCGCAGAGACGTTCCGTGAGCGTCTGGAAGTTGTCGACCAGGGCTTTACACCGACGCAGCAGGCAGCTATGGACGAGCTGCAGCGCCAGGCTGGGTATAGCGTAGTGTTTAATGCAAAATAATTCAACGACCGCTCATCGGATGGTGGGCGGTCTCATTTTCTTTAAAATTCACAAAGAGTTCACAAAGGCGTGAGAAAAAGCGGTGATTTTTATGGTATAATAAAGACCGTGGAGAAGTGTCGATAAAATTCGATACTTCTTTTTTTGTTTATATGCTGCTGTACTCAAGTCTGGTTTAAGAGGCACGCCGCGAAGCGTGTAGGGGCGTTTGCCGCCCGCGTGAGTTCGTATCTCACCAGCAGCACCTGTTTATGTAGCGTCTGGCTTTTAGCCGGGCGCTTTTTTTATGCCCGGAAACCGTAACCCAAGGGACGGGACATCCATTGGTAATCTCAAATCCTCAGCGGTAGTCCGGGCACCAATAAATGACTTGCAATTATCGTAGGAGTGAGTTAATATGCTTATAAGACCTTTAATTCTTGCTGCGAGAATTTTGGATGACGATTATCCGAAAGACCCGAATCCTGAAAATTGGCGTACTATCAATGGAGCCAAGGTACACCTTGATGGTGACAAAAATATTGACGGTGGTGCTGGCAGTAAGTTTAACAAGAAAAAATTCGGCAGCAATTTTAGTGCTCAAGAAGGATTTTCGGGAGAATATGCAGCGCCGAAAACAATTTATAAAGAAAAGACCATTCTTAATCCTTTCCTCGATGCGGTTTTAAAGGAAAACGATCAGATAAGCGAGAAATCTTTGCTACATGCAGCCCAAACATTACTGAATGCGTCTCCTAATGAAATTTCGGACATTGGTTCCAAAGAAGAATATGAAGAAGCTCTTGATATATTAGAATCAGCCCTTAATATTGATTGGAAATCTGAGGCTAAGGTCAAAAAAAACCAAGAAACTCTGATGAAAAAAGCAGCTTCTGTCTTTACTGAGGCATCTGTACAGTCATATAATGCCAAGGAGAACAATTATCCGTTCCGTAAATCCAATTACACAAAGGCACATTTGGACAATGCTGTTTGGTGCGAATCTATGGGAGAATCCAAGAAGAAATTTGATGCTCAGGCTCTCTCTGTTTGGGCTAATGCTAAACCAGAAGAGCGAGAAGCTATTAGAGAATATACATCATCGTATTCTAAGTTCAATGAACCACTGCGTGGGATTGAATATGGAACCGGCAAATATAAAGGTGTAGGGAGTATTGACTTTGAGAAGATTGGCGACAACGGTTATGGTAATTTAAAACCTGGCGAAGCTAAGGACTTAATTACAAATATGACTAACTACATTGACCGTAGTGCTTTTGATGAGGATGTTTGGTTGCAGCGCGGTTGTAATTATAAAGGCATGGATAAGTTTTTGAATCTTAGTAAGCCACTAAAAGACTACTCTCTTGATGAGCTGAAAGCTGAAATTTTAGGTACAAAAGTCACGGAGCATGGTTTCATGTCTTGCGGTGCCGCAAAAGGTACAGGTTTTGATGATAAACCTGTTATGTTTAACATTTATGCTCCAGCAGGAACTAAAATGGCTTATGCTCCAAATTTTTCTGCTTTCAAAAAAGAAAATGAAATGATTGTGCAGCGCGGCACGCAGTTTCGAGTTGCGAAAATAGAAGAAAATCCTCACGGTGGTTTCTTTATTGATCTTGAGGTTGTTGGTTCTAATATGCAGAAAGTGTAGGTAAAAATCATGGGATTATATGAACGTCATGCAGACGAATTGTTGAGTGATAATACTCATAATGCTGGCTACGAGCAGTGCAAGGAATGCGTTTATTCCGGCAAGCCCGGAACGGCTGCTTATAGCCGTTGTATTTGTGAGAAGTATCCGTTGAGCGATGGCGACGACCAATGGGCAACCTGCAAGCCTGACGGTATTGAAGATGGCTCGGTAAGATGCGAGTTTAAAAAAGAACGTTAATGCTAAATAAATGACTTGAATATTTTAGATATTAGAGTTAACATAACAACAATCAAACGAAAGGTTGTGATTATGTTATGGAAAAACAGATTTATTACGATTATTTAGAAGAGCTGCGTCAGTCTGGCGTAACGAATATGTTTGGTGCTGCACCGTATCTCATGCGTGAGTTTGATTTGAGCCATGATGAAGCATCAAAAATACTTAGCGACTGGATGGGTAGCTACAAGCAACCAGAATAGCCTAATATCAAAAAAATCACTAACGTAGACCTCGAACTTAACGGCTCGGGGTTTTTCTATTTCCGGAGGTAATTATGAAAATCATTGATATGCCCATCGGCGATGTGGTTCCGTACAAAAATAATCCACGCCGCAATGATGCAGCCGTGAAGCCGGTTATGGAATCGCTGAAGGAATTCGGCTGGAAGCAGCCTATTGTTATCGACAAGGACAATGTTATTGTTTGTGGTCATACGCGTCTGCGTGCTGCTAAACGACTTAAGATGAAGACTGTGCCGTGCGTTATGGCTGATGACCTCACTCCTGAGCAGATTAAAGCGTTCCGTCTGGCGGACAATAAAACCGCCGAGTTTGCAAGCTGGGACATGGATATGCTCAACAGCGAGCTGCTTGACATCAAAGGTATAGACATGGGTGACTTTGGCTTTGACATGCCGGAGCCTGAACCAGAAGAGGATGCTTTTGATGTGGATGCAGCGCATGAGGAAGCCGCCAAGAATCCTGTCGCTACTCCGGGCACGCTTTATCAGCTCGGAAACCATCGCTTATTATGTGGCGATTCAACAAATCGTACTGATGTAGCACGTTTATTGGGGGGGCAAATGGTTGACATGGTGTTTACGGATCCTCCCTACAATGTCGCTTACCAAGGTGGCACAAAAGACAAGCTCACCATTAAAAATGATTCCATGAGTGAGGTTGAATTTAAAAACTTTTTAGATGCAGTGTTTGATAATTATTTTGCCGCGATGAAGCCTGGCGCGTCCTTTTACGTTTGCTACGCTAGTCGCAGTGCGGTCGAGTTCCGGCAGGCTATTGTTGATGCCGGTCTGCTGCTGAAGCAGGACCTTGTCTGGTGCAAGAACACGTTTACGCTGGGACGGCAGGATTACCAATGGCAGCATGAGCCTATCCTTTATGGCTGGAAGCCTGGCGCGAAGCACCGCTTTTTTGGTGGTCGTAAGTTGTCGACTGTTATTCCGGACAACTATCCGGTGGAGGTTGGCTACGATGCCGATGGGCATCAGCTCATCCACATCAGCATCGGGCTAAAGACCGTCTGTCTGCGTGCCGACAACGTGGAGGCTGTGGACACGGAAGAGGTCAACAGCGTAATCCATGTTGACAAGCCCACGCGTAACGCCGAGCATCCCACCATGAAGCCGATTGCCCTCTGTGCTAAGTGCATCAAGAATAGCTGCCAGCAAGGTGATGCTGTTCTTGATTTGTTTGGTGGCTCTGGCTCTACGCTCATTGCCTGCGAACAAATCAACCGCCAATGCTACAGCATGGAGCTTGATCCTGTGTACTGCGATGTCATCGTTAAGCGTTGGGAGGCTCTGACCGGCAGGAAGGCCGAGGTAATCGGTGCCGAATCCTGAGAACGTTTTGGGCGTTAACGCCGAGCGAACGCCGAAGAAGCGCCAAGAATTAGCTGCTGCAGCTGGTCGCGCGTCTGGTGAAGCCCGGCGCCGAAAACGTGCCATGCGTGAGGTCCTTGATGACTTGCTGCAGATGCCGCTCAAACGTGGCGAGCTGAAGAATGTTGAGTGCCTAGGTGACCTAATGGGGCCTAACGGCAAAATTAATCTGCTGAACGGTAAAATCAATGTAACCGTTGAGCAGGCTGTGCTGCTAGGTCAGGTCGTACTTGCTATGCAGGGCAATACCAAGGCTGCGACATTCCTGCGTGATACTGCAGGGCAGAAAATTCTTAAGGATGCCGAAGAGCAGTCTCAATATGAGGACGATGGTTTCACCGACGCAATCAAACGCAGTGCAAAGGATGTGTGGAAATAATGGGCATCGTTGGCAGGCTGCGCAGTATTATCAAACCTGTTATTAAGTTCTTCGAGTTTAGTAAAAAACAAATGCAAATCTTGACGTGGTGGTGTGAAGATTCTCCCTATCACGATTACAATGGCATTATAGCTGACGGCTCCATCCGTGCTGGCAAAACAGTTGCGATGGCCGTCAGCTTTGTTATTTGGGCTATGGATACCTACGATGGCCAGAACTTTGCTATGTGTGGCAAGACCGTAGGCAGTTTCCGGCGTAATGTCTGGAAATGGCTCAAGCCTGTACTGCTGGTGCGTGGCTATCAGGTGGAAGAATCACGCACGGAGAACCTTATCGTAGTGGCTCGCAAGCAAGGCAGCACAATGAAGCTGAATTACTTCTACGTGTTCGGCGGCCGTGACGAATCCTCGCAGGACCTTATCCAAGGCATTACGTTGGCTGGTCTGTTTTGTGACGAGGTCGCCTTGATGCCGGAGTCGTTTGTCAACCAAGCATCTGGCCGCTGCTCTGTTCCGGGTGCTAAGCTGTGGTTTAACTGTAACCCGGATAGCCCGATGCATTGGTTCCTGCTACGCTGGATTGAGAAGTGCGACGAGAAGCGCTTGCTGCATATCCACTTCTTGATGGACGACAATCCGTCGCTATCCGACGAGGTGCGTGAACGCTATCGGACGATGTATTCCGGTGTGTTCTACCGCCGCTTTATTTTAGGCGAGTGGGTAATGGCGCAGGGCGCTATCTATCGTGATGCGTGGAGTGATGAGCTGCTCTTTGGTGATGATCAGCTGGAGTATCTGCTTAAAAATCTGCACATCATGAAGCGCTCCATCACGATTGACTATGGCACCGTGAACCCGATGGTGTATCTGGACGTGCTCGATGATGGGCGCGACCTATGGTTCATCCGCGAGTATTATTGGGACAGTCGCGCCGAGGAAAAGGAGAAGGACAACAGCCAATACGCCGACGACCTGCTTGAGTTTGTGCGTGGCGTTGAGCTGTGGCCGACGAATGTGGTCATTGATCCATCTGCAGCAAGCTTTAAAATTGAGCTGCGTAATCGTGGGCTGCGTGCGAAGGAGACGGTAGAAACAATCAACGCCGACAATGATGTCATTGAGGGCATCCGCAAGGTGAACACGCTGCTAACCCGGCACCGCATCCATTTTTATTGTGGCTTAGTACACACGCTGAAGGAGATGCAGTCCTACGTTTGGGACGACAAGGCTCTGCAGCAGTCTGGCAAGGAGAAGCCTGTTAAAGTAGCAGACCATGCGCCTGATGCGGTGCGCTACTATGTATCAACAGTCATCAGGCCTAGGAGGATAGCAGAATATGGTTAAACGTAAACGCAGGCGCGCCCTGGACAAAGCCCCGGCGCCGCAGCCAATACGTAGCAGGGCGCTCGACGCTTTTAGTAACGTACTGGCTCGTTTGGGCGCTGGCACTCCGAATCTGTTGGAAGGCACGGAGTACAGTCTGCAGCGCATGTCGCGTGATTTTAATACTCTGAATGCTCTCTATCGCGAGAGCTGGATTGTCCGTCGCATCATCGACGTTATCCCGGCGGACATGCTCAAAAACTGGATAACGATTACCAGCGGACTTGATCCCGATGTAGAGAAGCGGCTCAGTCTTACTCTACGCCGCACGCAGCTCATCGACAAGCTGAAGCGCGGCATGCAGTGGGGCAGGCTCTATGGTGGCGCGTTAGGCGTGATGCTGGTCAAGCACCAAGGCTACGACCTTAGTCAGCCGCTGCAGCTTGACTGGATAATGCCTGGGGACTTCGCAGGGCTGCTCATTTTCGACCGGTGGAACGGAGTTAACCCATCCAGCGAGCTCATCGAAGATATTACGGATCCTGATTACGGTTTCCCAAAATATTACACCGTGACTGATCCTGCCGGTGGTGGCTCCGTGAAGATTCATCATAGCAGGGTAGTTCGCTTCACCGGGAACACGTTACCGTTCTGGGAGGAAATTGCAGAGATGCAATGGGGCGCTTCTGTTATTGAGTCTGTCTTTGATGAGCTACGCAAGCGTGACAATGTGAGCTGGAATATTGCTCAGCTGACGTTTATGGCCAATATCCGCGTGCTGAAAATGCAGGACTTAGGCCAGCTTCTGGCGGCAACGGACAACGAGTCGCAGGCTGAGCTGCTGCGAACGCTGGAAGCGCAGAATATGCTGCTAAACAATATGGGCATGCAAGTCATGGATGCTGCAGATGGTCTGGAAACACACCAGTACACGTTCGGCGGTCTTGCTGATTGCTATCAGCAGTTTATCATGGATATCAGCGGCGCTGCTGAAATTCCGGTGACGCGGCTGTTCGGGCGCTCTCCCTCCGGTCTTAATGCTACGGGCGAGAGTGACCTGCAGAATTATTACGACATGATAGCCGAGAAGCAGGAGTCTTATCTGCGGCCTATCCTGAACAAAGTGCTCCCGCCGTTCATCATCTCGACGCTAGGCAGCCTGCCGGACGATTTTGACTTTGAATTTGACCCGGTCGCAGAGCCTACCGACAAAGAGCGCGCCGACCTTGCCAAGTGCGGCACGGACAATGTTGTGGCTGCCTATAATGCCGGTCTTATCTCTCAGCGCACTGCACTGAAGGAGCTGAAGCAGCAGAGCGAGCGCACCGGCGTCTGGACAAATATCACCGATGAGGACATCGAGCGTGCGTCTGATACTGTGGAGCAGGCTGGCGAGATGGGTGGCATGTTTGGCGGCATGGGTGGTGAGGCTGCTCCTGCTAGTGGTGTACCTCAGCAAAATAAACCGCCTGAATCTGACAAAAATAACTTGCAATAATTATGCATGAGAGTTAATATGTACACACTAAAAATTACGGAGGTTAGTGTCATGGATAAAACAAAGCTTAACCTGGAACGTCTGCGTGCTTATGATGCTGAATGGGAAGAAGACAAGCACCCGCGTGCTGAAAACGGACAGTTCACTTCTGGTAGTGGTAGCGCTGGTAAAAAATCAGAACCAGAAGCACCTAAAACTCCACTTCGTCAGGCTGCTGAGACGATTCAGGGCGGCAGTGGCAATGCTAGTGGTGGAGGTAAATCACAATCTTCAAAATGGGAGCATAAACAGAATATTGAGCTTTTGAAAGGCTTAGAGAAAGCTGAAAAAGACGGAGAACACAAGGTAGTTATTGGCTGGATTATAAATGATATGCGTCAGGGCATGAGCGCCAAGGAAGCTTTTGCCAAGGCAGACAAAGATGTACAGAACGGCATGGTTGGCGGCGGTCCATTAGGTGAAGGGCTGTTACGTAAATGGTGGAAAAAATGGAGCTCTAAGTGGGGACCGCAAGAGGAAGAGGGCTGATGATTAGATAAATTATGAAAAAATTTAAAATGCCGCGAGTCATTGAACGCTCTTATGCCAGCGCCATTGACCGCCTGATGCAAGGACTGAAGCGTGAGTTATCTCACGTTGCCAGTCCTTTTTTTATTGCTGACATAATGCGTCGGCTGGCTCGTTCGCCGACTTTCATCCAAGCCTGCGACCAAATCGCGCGATTAATGGCCACGCATCTGTTCCGCGATGGGCATAAGACGTGGCGTGCTGCAGCGGCTGAGGGCAGTAAGGGGCGAATTATCCGCACCGCTCTACAGCGCGAGCTTGCCTCACCACGCGTCGCAAAAGTGTACGAGGGTATAATTAGTCGCAACGCTGAATTAATCCGCTCTATGCCGCTCACGCTGGCTAACAGGGTGGCTCACAAAGTCGCCGAAGGTTATGCTCAAGGCTTGCGACCGGAAGCAATGATAGACGATATCCTCAAGGAGTACCCGCACATGACCGAAGCTCATGCAAGGCTCATTGCCCGCACGGAAACGTCTAAAGCCAGCACGGCTCTGACGCAGGTGCGTGCTGCTGAAGCAGGGCTTGATTGGTACGTCTGGCGTACAAGTGAGGACTCTCGTGTGCGTTCTGCTCACGCTCATATGGATGGTGTGATTATCCCTTGGAGCGAGGCTCCAGCGCCGGAACTGCTCAACCATGAGAAGTCGCAAGGGTACTACCATGCGGGGAACATTTATAATTGCCGCTGTTATCCTGAACCGCTTATCAGGTTTGACCAGGTGGCGTGGCCAGCTAAGGTGTACCGCAACGGCAAAATCGAGCGCATGGGCATAAAACAATTTAAACGATTATTACCTGGAGGTGAGCTATGAGCAAGGCATATTTTGGCTCACGAATCTCCGACCACATCCTCAAAACGCCGGAGGGCTTCCTGATCTGTAAGGACGTTCCTATTGCTCGTACCGGTACGCAGCAGTATCGAGGCTGCGAGTTCGGCGGTCCGGTTGCTGACGGCATTTATAATGTTCAGCGTCCTGAAGCTGAAGTTTTTGACCGTGCTGCCGTGGCAAGTTTTGAAGGCAAGCCAGTATGCGATGAGCATCCGGAAGAAGATGTAACCCCTGATAACTATGGGCGGTACATGAAAGGCGTGTGCCGTGATGTGCGTCGGGGAGATGGCGATTTAAGTAATTGCTTAGTCGCTGATTTAGTTATTTATGATGCCGACCTTATCAATAAGATTGAGGCCGGTAAACGCGAGATATCTTGCGGCTATGACTGCTTATGGAATCCGACGAGTGATTCCAGCTATGATCAGCTGGAAATCCGCGGTAACCATGTAGCAGTTGTTGATAGAGGCAGGGCGGGGCACAAGGTTGCTATCCGTGATACTGCCGACGATAAAAAAGGAGGTACAAAAATGTCTAAATCTTTGATTGGACGTATCCTGCGAGCGCTGGCTCGCGACGAATCTACTACACCAGAGGACATGGAGGCTGCTGCTAAACTGGCAGGTAGCTCTGATGCTGATCCGCGTCCTCAGCCTGCACCAGCTCCTGCTCCGGCAGCTCCAGCAACACCTGCGCCTGCTGCTGTGCCGCAGCCTGAAAATAAACCTGCTGCTATGGATGAGGCTACCGAGGCACGTTTTAAGAAAATTGAAGACGCGCTGGAAGCTATCAGCTCTAAGCTGAATCCTGCACCGCCTGCTGCTGAACCTAAAAAGGACGCGCTGGACGCGCTGGAGGAAGAACTCCAAAACAAAGCGCCCGCTGCTGCTCCTGCTGGTGATGAGGACGATGTAATCGAGCCGCCTGAAGATATCAATGCTCAGGATGCAGCGCCGGAAGAAGATGTTGAGGGCGAGTGTGTTCCCAACGCTAAAGAAGCACGTGACGCAGCTATGGCTTTAATCAAAAATCTGAAGCCTGCTGTTGCAGCTATCCCCAATGAGGCACAGCGCAAACGTGCGGCTGACTCTCTGGCTATCCTCATTAAAGGCTCTATGCAGCAGGATGCTCAATATGGCGAGCTGATGCAGATGCGTCGTCGTAATGCTGCGAAAGACAGCAAGCCTGCAGTCGATGACTACGCTTTGGGACGTGAGATTGCTAAAAGATATAATCCCCATTATAAAAATCGCTAAGGAGGCAAAACGATATGAGTGGTAAAGCAATTGGTATCTCTATGAATTTTGGCTATCCCGGTAACTACGCCCGCACTCCGGACGATATCGTGGCTAGCCGTCTGTTAAACGAGGAAAGCGAAGCTATCCCGTTTGGTGCCGCTGTCTGCATTAAAGATGACAACACTTATGAAGCTGTAGGTGCTGCAACTACCGCTGCTAATGTCGCTGGCATTGCGCTGCGTGTTGTTAAGCAGGCAGTTTCTTATGCAGAGCAAAATAAAACCGAGTATCAGCCCGGTCAGTATATGTCTGTCCTGGAACGCGGCGCTGCTACTGTTGTATGTAATGTTGGCACTCCGAAAGCTAACGGTAAAGTTTACGTGCGCGTTAAAGCTAATACTTCTATCGCTAACGGCGTTGTTGGCGGCTTTGAAGCTGCAGCTGACAGCACTAACACCATTGAAATTCCGAATATGCGCTGGACTAGCGGCGCAATGGATGCGAATCGTGTCTGCGAAGTTACTTTGCTGACTCGTGCTTCTGCGTAATATAAGGAGGTATAAATAATATGGCAACTGGAAAATTTGGCTTTTATAGCCCGGACGCTGGTATGCGTAATCTGGGTAATTTGGCCATGCAGAATGGTGGTCGTAAAAGATTCCGCGGCTCTGCATGGGATGCTGCTGCCAGCTCTGGCATGGCGTACATTACAGGCGAACTCGAAAAGGTTGATCCTAAGCTGCGCGAACCGCTGACCAGCGTAACCTGGCAGCGCGATATTGTCGCCAAGACTGGCGGCGGCTGGGTAGAATTCACTTCTACTTTTGATGTTGACTACGCTACTTCCGGTGCAAACGCTAACAGCATTACTGCTCCCGGTGCGACTACAATCCCTGTAATGCAGGTCAACACCAGCAAGAACATGTTCAAGGTATCCACCTGGATGCACGCTATGCAGGTTCCGTTTATCGACCAGGCAAAGATGAAGCAGATTGGCCGCAATCTGGAAGATTTGCTGGATAAGGGCGTTAAACTCAACTATAACAAAACTCTTGACCTCAATGTATACAACGGCTTCAAGGAGGCAGGTACTACTGGCCTGCTGAATGATCCGGAAGTTGTTACCTACACTGTTGGTAATGGTGCAAATGGCACTCCCGCGTGGAATACTAAAACCGCGGATGAGATCCTGCATGACATCAACAATGCGCTGGTGGATGCATGGGCTGCGTCTGAATACGACATGAAGGGCATGCCGAATCATATCCTGATTCCGCCTAAGCAGTATGCGTACATCACCATGCAGAAGGTTTCCGATGCCGGTAACATCTCCATCATGGAGTATTTGATGCAAAACAATATCGCTAAAGAGCAGGGCGGCTCTATCACCATTGAGCCTTGCCGTTGGTGCATCAAAGCTGGCACTGGTCAAAAAGACCTCATGATGGTTTACGTCAACGACGAGGACATGGTTAACTTCGACTTGACTGTGCCTATCACTCGCGCGTATACTCAACCGTCTGTTGAGCGTGCCGCCATCCTGACTTTGTTTGCAGCGCAAATCGGCCAGGTTAAATTCATGTATTACCAACCTGTCGCATACCACATCGGTATCTGATTAGGCAATATTCTAGCCAGGCGTTTATCGTCTGGCTTTTTTATTTGAGGAGGACAATCAATGGTTATTTTAACTAAAAAACGCTTTGGCTTTGTGAAGCAGGACGGTACTGAACGCATTGATGCGGAACGCTTTCTGACTAAGGGCGGCATGGAAATTGAGGATGCTCCCGATTGGATTGCAACTGATCCGCTGTATGCGCTGGCTGTTGAATCTGGCGACCTTGTGCCGGTCAATGGTAAAACTCCAAAGGCTGAGGCAGAAGCTGTTGCCAAAGCCAAGCAAAGCAAAGCGGAGGATAATAGCGATAAATAAGGAGGTGCATTATGTACCATCCGTTGATTGCGCAGGCGAGCAATATCAAAACGCAGGAGAATCCTCCCTACACCAAGGAGGACTTCCTGACATTCTATCCACAGTTTGCTGAGCCGCTGCCGGAAATAGTGCTGGACAGCTTTGTAGAGCTTGGTCAGGCGTGTGTAAGCGAGCAGCGCTATGGCAAGATGTGGAGGATGGCCATCGGACTATTCATCGCCCATATGTGCACCCTTTACATGCAGTCTGCTGCAGACCCGGGGGCACCTGCTGCTGATATCCTTGCCGCAGCTCAGGCCGCTGGTGTTGTTACGAGTGAGTCTGCTGATGGCGTGTCCTACAGTATGGATACATCAGCCCTGTCACAGGACCTTGCAGGTTGGGCGGCGTTCCGGTTGACTGCGTTTGGCGTGCAGTTTGCTACCTTAGCTCGACTTGTGGGCAAGGGAGGCATGTATGTATGGTGAGCGTAAAAACTTCCCATAGAACGGTCAGCGGCGGGCTACAGGGCCTTATGGACAGAGTGCAAGCTCTGAACCGTGTTAATAAGCTCTATGTGGGTATCCCGCAGGAGAAAACTTCTCGTGGCGATGAGCCTATCAATAATGCGAGCCTGCTGTATATCCATACGCATGGCATTCGGCGTAGGTCCATGCGTGAAGAAATGCAGGGCTACATGGATCAGGGCATGGAGTACAGCCTGGCTTATCAGTTGTATGTCCAAACACATGGCTCTCCGCTCTGGCACGCTCCACCGCGTCCTGTCATTGAACCTGCCATCGCCAAGCACCATCGTGAGATTGCAGAAGAATACGCTAAGGCTGTAAAGGCTGCTATGACTGGCGATGGAGCGAGGGCTGATGCTTTTATCAAACGCACGGGCCTGCTGGCGCAGAATATCTGCCGCAAGTGGTTTACGGATGCCGAGAATGGTTGGCCGCCTAACTCTCCGAAAACCGTAAAGATGAAGACCAAAGGCAAGGGCGGCAAAACTAATCCGCTTATTGATACCGGTGCCTTGCGTAAGGCTATTGTTTATGTGGTAAGGAGTGATTGACATGGTTAATGTTGGCAGAGTGGTGCGTAGCAAGCGTTTAGGCTGCCAGCGCATCACTGTCAAACGCTATGCTGCAAGCTGGCACGATGGAGCTTACGGTCGAGATGAAGACAATCCTATTGTGCTGCAGGTGGCGGCGCTGGTTACCGTTGCTCAGCCTAAAGATTTGCAGCTGGTCCCGGAGGGCGACCGCGTCACCGGGGCAATGAAGTTTTTGACGAACGTGGAGCTGCACGCGACCAATGGCGAAGCTATCAGCGATGAGCTGGAATGGCGCGGAGCACGCTACAAAATCCTCACTGTTACCCCTGATATTGATTATGGCTTTTACCGCAGTATTGGGACACGATTGGATGGTGAAGGTGTTGGTTAAAAATATTGCTGAATTTGAATCTTTAATGTGGGCAGAGCTGATGGACATCCTCGGGCATGATGCTAAGACAATACCGCCGCCTGTACGCCGCTCCTGGCCAACGGACGGAGGCCCCGACTGGAAGCTTACAGACAACGTGGTCTTTATGCAGTGCACCGAGGCAGCAGAGGACATTATGCAGCCTATTGATGAGCGTTGGGAAGCTTCAGGGCGTGATTTTTTGCGCGAGAGCGCCAGCACACGCACCATCCAGCTACGCCTGAATGCTTATGGGCCTGCCTGCTATGAATCGCTTTTGCAAATTCGCCTTGAGCTGCTGCGTGGCCGGCCGAAGCTCAAAAAACAAAAAATCTATATTATTCCTGGCAAGGATTCCATCCAATATGCGCCTGAACTATTCCAGGGGCGTTGGTGGAAGCGCGCCGATTTAACTTTATATTTTAATGTACTGATCAGCGTTGAAGCTATCGTGAAAGCGATTGAAGAAGTCAACGTTACGATTAAAGCAAACGAGCCTGGTACGAGTGATGTTATCCTTGAGCCAGGTGAAATTATTATTAAGAAAGGGTGATTTAGTTGGCTTATAAATTGGACTTATCTCCGATTGTCGACGTGGTTATCAACCTGTCTGCTAAGGCTGCTGCTCGCAAGGGTTTTAACCTTGGCTTGATTATTGGCAAGTCTGAGGTTATCCCGGCGAATGAAAGGGTGCGTATTTATACCAGTGCATCTCAGATGCTGACTGACGGGTTTACAGAAACGTCTCCGGAATACAAAGCTGCTCAGCTCTATTTTGCAGCTACCACGAGCCCGCGGAAGCTGGCAGTGGGCGTAAAGCTGACGGAAGATACGAATCTAACTGCTACGCTGGAGGCTTGCCGTGCTGCTAACTCTCAGTGGTGGCCGTTTAGCTATCTGGGTGCTGAGGACGTTGATATTAAAGACTGTGCTGCATGGTGCGAGAGCGCTGTACCTGACAGCGTCTACATGTATACGACTGCTGATAAAAGCGTACTTGATGCATCTGGTGATGCAAAGAGCATTTTTAAGGCTTTGCAGGATAAAAACTACCGTCGCAGCTTTGGCCAGTATTGCGGTGACACGGATACTCCCGATGCTGTTGCAGCTACTATGGGCTACGCGATGGGTGCTAACCGTGGTCTTGCCGGTGATGCGTTTACGCTGGCGTATAAAACTCTGCCTGGCGTAAAAACAGATGACCTGTCTGAATCTCAGGTAACCCATGTATGTGGCAGCTCTGAATCTACAGGCCATAACGGTAACGTATATATTACTCGTGGCGAGGAATACGATGTTTTGCAGCAGGGCTACATGGCAGATGGTACAAGCTTTGATGAGGTGCTGTATCTTGATATGCTGCGTAATGACATTACTCTTAATGTCATGGACCTGCTGTATCAGCGCCGAAAGTTGCCGCAGACTGAAGCTGGCGTTACCAGCATCATCAATGTTATTAACAACGCCTGCCGTAAATATGTAAATTTAGGCTTTATCGCTCCGGGCAAGTGGAACGGTGCCGAGTGCCTGGACCTGCAGACAGGTGATTACCTGCCTGATGGCTATCTGGTGCAGAGCGAGCTTATTGACGAACAGTCCCAGGCTGATCGTGACAAGCGCAAGGCTCCACCGATTTATGTCTGCTGCAAGCTGGCTGGTGTAATCGAATTTGTTACCATCCAGGTTAATGTTAACCGCTAAGGAGGCTATCTGAATGGAATTAACTACTTACAGTTTTGCTGATTTGGCTGGCTCTATCAACCATCCTACATTTGGCTCGTATCTCTTTGATGGTACTGGTGTAGGCTCTGTAACGGTATCCAAGGCCACCGACCGCACTGCTCATGACATCGCCGCTGATGGTTCTGTCATGGTATCTAAAATTGCGGGCAATAATGGCACCGTAACCATTGAATGTCAACAGACCTCTGCTATCCATAAATGGCTGAGTGCCTGGTTTAACGCTTTGTGGCAGTTACCTACAAGCGAATGGGCGAGCACCAGCTTGACTTTGCGTAACACAGCCACCGGTACCCGCCACATTATCTCCGGCGTATCGCCGCAGAAAGAGCCGGATACTCCGTATCAGAGCCAAGGCCAGCGCGTGTCTTGGACGCTGATGTGTGCTGAGATTACTAATCTGCCGATTTGATGGAGGTCTGAATCATGCTTAAACAAAAAACACAAGTTGTGGAGGTGGCTGGTAAATCCTACCAGCTCACTAAGATGGACGCTCGCACAGGCAGCTATGTTGCTTTTAAGGTTGCGGGCGTGCTGGCTCCCTCGGGCGGCAAAACAGCCGAGATGGCTGCTGCTCTCATGGGGATGCCACGCAAGGATTTTGACGAGCTGCAATCTTTGTTGCTGCGTACTGTTAATCGCTTAGTTGATAACGGTAATGGTCAGCAGTTGCCTGAACCTGTCTTGACAGCTAAGGGTGATTTTGTTGATGAGGCTCTGAAGTATGATGCTGCCAGCGTTATTCAGCTGACTGTTCATGCGTTGATTTTCAACGTCGGAGGTTTTTTCGCCGCAGCCGGGTTGAAGCTCCCGGCAGAATTGACGGGACAACCTACGAGCCGATGAGCTATCCGACGCTTGATGCTTTCGCCTTTGCTCCTGTAGCTGCAGGGCTTTGGCGGCAGCACGAGCTGAGTGATGGCACATATGATTTTGATGATTTGCTGGACGCTCACGAGCTGTTGGCGGTCAAGGCAGAAAACGCACGGCGGATGCAGGACGCCATGAGAAAGGAGTAGGCTGATGAGCAATATATTAGAAGAATATCTTGTCCGCATCGGTGCAGAAGTCGACAAGGACGCTTTTGCCGGAGCTGCGAAAGCTATCAATAATCTATCCGGTATGCTCGGGAAATTAGGCTCTATCCTTAAATATGGCGCTATCTTTGCTGGGCTGGCAAAGGTTACGGAAGCTGTCATTGATAACATTAAGGCTGTGGCCAGCGCCGATTTGGAATACCAGAAGCTGGCACAGTCAATGTGGGTGACAAAGGACACAGCTAAAACCTTGAGTGTGGTCCTGAAAACTATGGGCGCGTCACAGGAGGACGTGGCGTGGGTGCCGGAGCTGCGTGAGCAGTTTTTCCGCTTGCGTCAGGAGATGGCAGAGCTCTCTACGCCTGCAGATGCCGACGGGCAGTTAGCCTGGATCCGTGAGATTGGGTACGACGTGCAAAGTCTGCAGCTTAAGCTAAAGATGTTTAAGGAATGGGTGGTCTACTACCTTATCAAAGAGCTGCAGCCCTACATCAAAGAGTTTCAGGAGTTTATCCGCTGGCTGAATGATAAATTTGGGAAGAATTTGCCTGCGCTGGCGCGTAAGGTAGCCAGTGTACTGGCGAGTGTGGTGCGTGTAGCCATGTCGCTGGTTAAGGCTCTAAAATGGCTGTTTGAAGGCATTTATAATTTTATTGACGCGCTGCCAAGCAAAACAAAGGCTTTAGTAGCTGTATTTGCCGTCGTTGGCGCTGCCATCATGGCAGGTCCGTTTGGCCTGATGATGATGGCCATCGGCACTGCCCTCATCATGCTGGAGGACTTCTTCGGGTATCTTGAAGGACGCGAATCATCCGAAACATTAAAACCATTGTGGAAATGGCTCACGGACGAGAATAATCCTTTGCACCGCATAATCGCAAAGCTTGGGGAAGGCATTGCGTTTATCCTTGAGAAGCTTACGGAGCTGTTTGAAAAAGTCTTTACGGAAGAGCGACAGGAGAAACTTAAAGAGACCGTAGCTAATATTGCTAAGAGTGTTGCCGATATTGCTGAAGGCTTAGCAACGATTGTTGAGAAGATTTGCGGTGAGAAGTATCCGTTAGTGAAGAAATTCTGGGACTTCTTCTTGACATCTGTCGGTAAAGTTGTAGATAAGGTGCTCACACTGGAAAATAGGCTGGCACATCTATGGATGGCTTTGGGTAAAGCTATGCAGGGCGATTTCAAGGGAGCACGTGAAGAATTTATCAATGCTATTACTGATGAAAATGCAACAGGCGAGCGTTCTAAGTATATCCAGAAAAAGCTTATATCAATGGGATTTACTGCTTCTGCTGCCGCTGGCGTTGTAGGCAACCTTGTCCAGGAATCTGGCTTGCGCACGGATGCTATCGGTGATAATGGCACATCCGGGGGTTTAGCTCAATGGCACAATGAACGCTTAGATGCTCTTAAGCGTTTTGCTGCTGCGCGTGGTAAGGATTGGACCGATCTTGACACGCAGATTGAATTTTTGGCAGAAGAAATGCGCACGTCCTACGCCGATACTTATGCTAAAATGCAAAGTGCTGAATTGCCGGAGATAGCAGGGCAAATTATGACGGACGAATATGAAATCCCTGATCCTGCATCTGCTAATTATTCTCAGCGTCGAGCTAACGCTCGTGCTGCCTATGAAGCTATGAAGTCTGCCAATAAACAAACTTCTGCTGATGCATCTCACGGAGGTGCTGGCGGTTCATACGACAGCCTTGTGGCTCCTACGAGCTATGCTGCAGGTTATGCTGCTGGTGGCACTGCCGGGCTTATGCCAATGGCGAACAGTACGGCAAATTATAACGGTGGCGTTGTAAATGTTGGCGGTATTGTGGTTAATTGTGGGAACGTCAGTGATCCGCAGGGCGTGGCTAAGGCTGTAGAAGGAACGATGGAAGATTTTGCCCAGCGTCTGGCAGCGCATAACGGAGGGACGGTGTTTGTATGAGCTTAATGGGTACAATGAACACTTTGAATGGTATCTGGGGCGCTGCTAATCTGGTTGCCAAACTGACCGGGAATAAGTCATTTAAGACTAATGATGGTTATAGTCCATCTGTTTGGGGCAGTGGCCTAGGAGCACAACAGGTGCTTATGGTCAAAACGAACATTGGCGGCTATTTTTTTGATGCTGTTTTTAGCGTTGATACTGAACATAGCTTGACAGTTACCCAGCATCCTGTGCAGACTGGCGCAAATATCAGCGACCATGCTTTTGTAAATCCTATCCGTATGACGATGCAGATTGGAGTATCTGATGCCATGGCTTATCGTGTTGGTGCTAATTATGGTGGTGATGGCGGCACAAAATCTGTACAGGCCTATCGCTTACTCTGCAAGCTGCAGGAACTGCGTATACCCATGCAGGTTGTTACGCGTCTGAACACGTACCAGAATATGCTTGTTGAGAGCATTGATGTGAGCGATGATGTGTCGACGCTATGCGCGCTCAAAGCTACTGTGAATCTTGTGCAGGTGTTGGTGGTAAATGTTGGGACCGAAAAGGTTTCGGCGCGTCAGTGGACTACAGGTGCACAGAATAAGGCACAGGAAGTGCAGCCCAAAGGCGATAATAGTACTATGGCCCGCAAAATGGAAAAAGCTTCTGGTCTGGAGGTGAAGTGGTAATGAGTTATTATGAAATACCATTGACTACCACACCTTTCGACCAGAAAACGTTTAAGCTGACGCTGGATGGCGAGCGTAACATCAACATCCTGCTGAAGCTACGCTATTATGATTTGTACGAGTTGTGGGTGGCTGATATCTGCAACAATAGCACAGGCGAAGAGTTGATTACAGGCATGCCATTGGTGCCTGGTATTGATCTGTTAGGCCAGTATGCTTACCTGAATATTGGCAGCGCTCAAATCGTGGCTGCTGGTCCTACCACGCAGGAGCAGCCAGATAACGAGACATTAGGCTCAGATTGGGTGCTTTTGTGGGGTGATGGCTCATGAGCAGTTATTTGTGGATGCGTAAGTGGAAAATCCTTGTAGTTGATGCTCAAGACCAAGAGGCCCTGAACGTGTCTGACCTGCATGTGAAATTTACTGTCAAAAAGTCGCGGGAAATAAATAACTATTCGACTGTGGAGATTTATAATCTTACTGCTGCAACAGAGCAAAAAATCCTTAAAGAGGGCGACCGTATCATCATTGAGGCCGGTTATGAAGGCTACTTGACTACATCTGCAGATGGCTCCGTCCAGGAAGCGAAGAATCCTGAAGGGCATACACAGGAGAAACAATACGGAGTTATCTTTGACGGAAAAATTATTTATCCGTCCCGGCGTAAGGAGAACAACACTGACTACGTGCTGTCGCTTCTATGCGTGGACGGAGCGAATGTGCTTGGGAAAAATTTTATTGCTAAAACCTTAAACAAGGGCGTTAATCAACGTCAGATTTTAGATGCGGTCTGCGAAAAGTCAAAAACCAAAATTCCTACGAATAGTATTACTCAGGGCCTATCTGGGCAAAAGCTGCCGCGGGGTAAGGTTATTTTTGGCGAGCCTAAAGATTATATCTCCGATATTGCCCGCGGTAACGGTGCGAGCTATTGGGTGAATGATGGCAAGCTGAACATGATTAAGCTTGCTGACACTGCCAAGGATGAAGCCATCGTGCAAACGCCTACGACCGGTCTGATTGGCATGCCGACGCAGACGCAGTATGGCGCAAATTTTAAACTGCTGCTGAATCCCGCTGTGAATATGTGGTCTTTGGTGCAATTAAAAAACAGCGAGATTGCGGAAGCACAGGTAACTCCAGGGCAGGCGCAGATGCCGCTTGACGATGAATGGATATATCAAGTTATCGAGCTGACGCATACTGGTGATACGATGGGTAATGATTGGTATACGTCCTGTACGGCTGTTTCTCGCTATGGTAAGGGCGTACTGCCTGCCCTCATGGCCAACAATTCGCAAAATCCGAACGGAGTGTGATTTTATGATTGATTTGAATTTGCGCACGCCGAACGTCGAACGGCAGGGCGAACTGGATGCTCGTGCCGCTGCTATTAAGATGCGTGTGTGCATGCCTGGCATTATCCAAAGCTTTGACGCGGCCGCTCAGACTGTTACTGTGCAACCAGCGCTGCGAGAAAAAATGCTTGCAGACGGTGATGAATCATGGATAGATATTCCTTTGCTGGTTGACGTGCCTATCGTTATTCCTCGTGCTGGCGGTTATGCGCTGACGCTACCTATCCAGGCAGGCGATGAATGCCTTGTGGTGTTTGGCGATATGTGCATGGATGGCTGGTGGCAGAGCGGGGGCGTGCAGAATCAAGTTGAATGTCGCAGGCATGACCTGTCTGATGGCTTTGCCATTATCGGCGTGTGGTCGCAGCCTAGAGTAATCCCCAGCTACAGCACAGGCTCTGCTCAGCTACGCAATGATGCGGGCAGTGCTTACGTAGAGCTTGCCGGAGACACGATTAACATCGTAGGCGGTACGGTAAACATTAAAGCAGGGCGGGTGAACATCAATGAGTAGTGCAACGCGTTTAGGCGATTTGGATACCGGTCATGATGCCTGTGCGCCGACAGCACTCGTATCGGCCAGCCCTAACGTATATATCAACGGCCGCGCTGCAGGACGCGTGGGCGACAGTTATGCGCCGCATGGGTGTGTAGCGCATCCGACGCATAGCGGTATGATTGCCAGCGGCTCAGCCTCTGTGTTTATCAACGGCAAGGCTGCAGGACGCGTTGGTGATCCCGTGAGCTGTGGCGGCACTGTGGCCGAAGGCAGCAGTAATGTTTTTATTGGAGGCTGATATGCAGGTTAGACGTTTAGACGACAATTGGGACTACTGCTTTGGCCGTGGCTCTCAAAATTACATCAGCGGTATTGAAGCTGTCGGGCAGGCGATAAAGCAGCGCCTGCTTTTGCTTTATGCTGAATGGTGGGAAGACCTAAAAGATGGGCTGCCGCTGTGGGAGCAAATCTTAGGCACTTCTGGCAGTGACGAGAACAGGCAGGCTGTAGATATTATTATCCGTGACCGTATAAGCGGCACGGAAGGTGTGCAGTCTGTCACGTCTTTTGAATCAAGCTATGAACGCAGACATTATAAATTTACGGCAACCGTAGAGACTATCTACGGTTCGCTGACTATTAGTAGCGAGGAGGTGCAGATGTGACGTATTTTAAGCCTTATGTTGATAGTACGGGACTGCATATCCCTACCTACAACGATATTTTAGAGGATATGATTGCCGCTATGAAGCAAATCTACGGTGATGATATCTATCTGGACAACAGCTCGCCTGATTATCAGCTGTTGTCCATTTTTGCCTTAAAGCAGAGCGATACGCTGCAGGCTCTCGCGTATGCGTATAATGCACGCTCGCCCGAAACGGCTATTGGTGCGTCGCTTGACAGCGTGGTAAAGCTGAACGGCATTAAACGCAAGGCTGCAGGGCACAGCACCTGCCAAGTAAAGATTACCGGCAGCCCGTTTACGCAGATAACCAATGGTGCAGTAAAAGACCGCGCAGGTCTGATATGGGATCTACCGGCAAACGTAGTAATCGACTCCAATGGCATGGCTGATACTGTAGCTACCTGTCGCATTGCAGGCGCTGTGAGCGCGCTGGCGGGCGATATAGCGCAGATTGAGACGCCGACATATGGATGGATAGCTGTCACCAACGAAGTGAGCGCGGTGCTGGGCAACACGCAGGAAACCGACGCGCAGCTCCGCCAAAGGCAGGCAATCAGTACGGCTAATCCGTCGCAGACAATGCTGGCGGGCACCAAGGGCGCTATTGCAGCATTACCGGACGTATCCCGCTATGCTGTTTTCGAGAATGACACCAACGTTGACACTGTAACTGAGGATAATCCGTACGGCCTGCCGGCGCACTCCGTAACCTGTGTTGTTGAGGGCGGCACGGATGAGGATGTGGCTGAGGCTATATACCTGCATAAAGGCATCGGCTGTTATACAAACGGCGATGTGGAGGTGCAGTATACCGACCAGAACGATTATATCAACACCATCAGATTTTACCGGCCGGAATATAAAACCATCTACGTCAAATGCACGCTGAAGAAGTATGTCGGCTATATGTCCAGCATCCAAGCCAACGTCAAGAGTGCGATATATGATTATTTATCCGCGCTTACAATTGGCAGCAATGTGTCTGCGTCGGTGCTGGCCAACATTATCACTGACTGCAATCCGTCTTTGACTAAGCCCATATTTGGCATAAAAGAGCTGAAATTGGGACTCGCGGCAGATGCAATGGGGGTTGCTGACGTTGCAATCGGTTACAAGGAGATTCCGGAGCCGGTATACGATGCCATTGAGGTGCAGGTCGATGCTTGATTTAAAATATTACAAAAAACTAATCACGAGCGAGTATCGTCGCAGCGTAAATTTTACGGCGATGGTGGAGCGGCTGCTTAGCTATGGCCTTGATTTGGACAGCAGTGCCAGCGATATGATTACGGCGTTCAAAGTTGACTACGCTACGACTGCACAGCTCGACATCCTCGGTGCTATTGTCGGAGTAAGCAGACAGCTTACCTTTGAGCCGTCCGCTGCTGCTACAAGCGACATTGTTTGCCCGGCTCCGACGGAAATTGCCAGCGGCACGGAGTATCCGATAATCAACACGCCAGAGCCGCAGAACATGGCAAGCGTCAGCTTTATTTCCGGCTTTCCGCCGGGAGTGATGAACGACAGCAACAGCATGATGGACGATGATTTGTTCCGTCTGCTAATCAAAGCGCGTATTATCCAAAATGCGTGGAAGGGAACTATAACAGAGCTATATGAGTTGTGGGAATCGGTTATGGGTAAAGATAAGCATTTATCTATCGAAGATTTGCAGGATATGTCGTTCAACATCGTTCTGCAGGGCGATTATACTGCGCTGGAGCGCGAGCTGATTATCCACGCATATATCATTCCGAAGCCGGAGGGCGTACGCATCAACGTGCTGACATTCGTATCGACGGACGGCCTGCCGCTGTTCAGCTACGATTACAACACTATGCGTTACAGTGGTTACAATAGCCATTGGGCTGTAGAAGGGAGCGAGCTAACAAATGGCGAGAAGTAATTTTAAGGTTTTTGCTGAGGCTGTGGACAGCAGCAAGGTTGTATCCGATGCTGAGTACGCTGTCAATACTCAGCGCATCGGCGGCGTTGTTCCGGGGCTGGCGGCGGCTGACCTGCACAACAAGCTGTATAAACAGGCTACGATTATGGCTGCCGCTATGGCGCAGGTCCTTGTCGAGCAGGGGCAGGATGCTTTGGACAGCGATTACGCAGGCCTCGTAGCATCAATCAAAAAAACATTCCTGTTGTCGCTGAACGGCGAAAAACCGGATGCTAAAGGCAATCTGCAGAAGAATTTTGTATATAGCGTTGAGGGCAAAAAGCCGGACAGTAGCGGTAATGTGTCTTTAAATATCGATTATCTCAACGCGATGAGCTTTGTCGGTTCCGTGGTGATCACGCGCGATAACATCGATCCCGGCACAAGGCTTGGCGGTACATGGCAGCTGCTGCAGAGCGGCCGCTATATCCGCACTGCCGGTGCAGGTTATCCCGGCGGAACGATGGGCGGCAGTGATGGCTTTACGCTGGGCGTGAATAATCTGCCTGCACATGGCCATGATGCGTTGGTATATAGCGCAGACCTTTCCGGCAATTTCCGCAGCCGAAGCAACACATTCTATGGGAAGAACAATTCTGTCAGCAACTCATTAGGATATGAAGCTGCAGATGGCAGATTTAGCGTCCAAGAGAGAGGATTGCGGTCTGAGGGCAATGCTGACAGCAATCAAACGGAGTATATTTGCCATTTTAACGGCAACCATACGCATGAAATTACTATCAAATCTACCGGCAACGGTGAAAAAGTAATATTTGAGCCATCATATTTATTGCTATATTTTTGGGTGCGTATTGCGTGAGGTGAAGTAAATGAGTAATGCAAGAATACAATTTAGTACAGCGTCCGAGGAAAAATGGCTGCAGGTGAATCCTGTGCTGCGTGAGGGCGAGCTGGTCATTGCGCGGAAGGCGAACGGCAAGCGTAAGCTTGTGGTCGGCAAAGCTGGCGGCTCCTCGTACGCAAACTCCGAGGTAGTGTGGGATGCCGAGCAGGCTGAAACATATATGAATACCACCAAGGATTTAAGCGAGAATGTTAATGTCTTTGTGCCGCATATAGACTCCAGTGGCGTTTTGACTTGGACCAACAAAGCCGGACTCAACAATCCGAATCCTATTACAATCAAAGGTGAACAGGGCGAGCGAGGTGTGCAGGGCGCGCAAGGTCCTGCGGGCAATGCAGCGACAATCACCATCGGTAACGTTACGACAAGTGCTCCCGGCACATCGGCTACGGTCACCAATCGCGGCACATCATCTGCTGCTGTGTTTGATTTTGTGCTGCCTAAAGGTAAAGATGGTGCTGATGGTGGCGTAACTGTTGATGAAAACCTATCAGCTACTTCTACAAACCCATTGCAGAATAGGGCAGTATATGATTTAAGCCAATCCATTTTTAGCAGGATAAAAGGCGTTTCCGATGACATTCCAACGAAAGTATCTGTGCTGGAGAATGACGCAGGCTATATAAAAACTGTAAATAACACTAAACCCGACAGCAACGGCAACGTAACTATTACTGTTAGTGGTGGCGGGAGTGGTAGTGGAGTTAGCACGTCTACACAGAATGTGTGGACAGCTCAACAATCGTTTGATTTAGCCTTGTTGAGTGTAGAAAAATACAAAACCTTCTACACTAATGGAAATTCTGTAAGACCTTCTAGCGTTACGGCTGTTTATAACGCAACAGGTAGCTTTACTTTAGATTTAACAAACTTCGCCTATCTACTAAGCATAGGGCAGTCATTAATTTTTACTGCCTATATAAAATCTAACGCTGATTATCCTTTGACTATTACTAACGCAGGAACACTTAAATACATTGGTAGTGCTAGTGATGTAGCTATTACAAGTGCAGGTTTGTTACTTAATATCTTTATAACATTAGATAATAGCGGTAACACAACAAGCATCGTACAAGCATCTAAATTATCATAGGGGTGATGTAATATGGGACTTAATCGTCTATTTATGTTCAAGCGTGCTGGGGGCGGTGGCGGTGATGTTGATGAGAATGTATTCATTATGACCATGGGACAGCAAAGTGGTCAGTATGGGTATAGTCGCAATAACGGAAATTATGGCGAGGTTACAGGCAACGTCGAACATGACGGCAGAGCCGTTACTCTTGTTATACTGTCTTATTATGGTGGATGGCTTGACGTTGCATTTAGGGAAAAAGGCGTGACGAGCGGCAGCCGTAATATTAGTCTTAACATCACTCCGCTTGAAACAGGTGTTACTCAATCACTTGCTGTTGGTAGACTGTCATATCAAGGTAGTGTAACAGGCTTTTACTCCTACGTTCAGAAAGTGCCGTCAAATATTTCAAGTATGTTTACCGCTGCTAATGTGGGGAAAAAATATAAAGTAGAAATAGTATTTAATTAAGGCAGTGATTGGGTGAAAACATATATATATATATATATGGAAGAAAATTACTCCAATTTATAGGAGGTGATACGCCATGTTTAAGGTTGACAACAACAACATCAGCATAATCAGAGGTGACAGCGGAGCTTTTACCATCAGCATTGCCGACACAAATGGCAGCCCTGTTGCGCTGACTGACGGCGATGTGCTGACGTTTACGCTCAGACGCACACCACGCAGTCCGACCATCGTTCTGCAAAAAGTTATCGTTAATGGTGAGCTTGATATTAAGCCAGCAGATACTGAAGGGTTAGCGTTTGGAGCTTATATTTACGATGTGCAGCTGAAGCGTGCTGACGGATACACGGACACGATTATTCCACCACACGAATTTTGCATCCTGGAAGAGGTGACGTACTGATGGAAAAATTACACGGCACATTGTCAGCAACATCAGCAACGCTACACGGCACATTGTCCGCCCGAAGTGTTGTCGAAGTGGAAATCTATGACGGTGAATACGTGGTACACTCTGAAGCTCATGAAGTGCAGATATTGCCGACGGCAAACAAACAATTAACAAAAAATATTACTGTCGAAAAAATTCCATATTATGAAACGTCCAATTTATCCGACGGAATTACAATCTATATCGGAAGCGAAAGAGAGGTTGAGGTAAATTATGGCTGAAAAAAATATATCTAAAATCGTTTACGGCGGCACTCATCCTTTGTGCTGATGGTGCCGGTAG